CGGAATGTTCCTCTTTCAACAGGACTTTTCAGCCTGCTAATTGAGGTCATCCACCACCCAGAGCAGTAGCTCCTTTCAGTGACTATTGGTCACCGAGTCTAACATCCACTGATACGGGATAAACCCGGCTATCAGTGAACGTTTGAGTTAGACTCGGGCAGTAGGGCGTGGGCCATTGTAAGGCCCGCGTATCCTACCCAATAATCATTCCAGGAGTCCTGAAGCTCATTTGCGGGGATCATCAGACCCTGCGGATTCACTTTGTCCAACATCGAAGGTTCGATGTAGAACTGACCTTGAGCGAGAATTATATGCTCTAATTTCTCGAGCATCACTCCCTCTAGGCCGTGGTCCGCATAGTCGATAAGAACCGCGAGCATCAGTGATCTGGGGCTCCCATAGAAGACGAGCGATCGTCCTCCGGCGGTCGACGGATTCAGACACAACCCTAGGGTTGCGAGAATTGTAGCTTCTGGCAAAGAAGTCCAGGAGCCCGTCGAATCCACCTCTCTCCGATCTTCGAGTTCGGACTTGAACATTCCAAACTCGGATTTCGTGCCTATGAAAGCGAGAACTCCATCTCTTAACAAGATGGCGTTCATCGCTTCCACTAAAGGCTTCGAGACCGGAGATTCCAGCTTCGTTTGGACCCACAATCCTGAGGTACTTTCGTACCTGAATAGGAATAAGGTCATCGGCTGTTCTTGATGCATACCAGAATCCTTTATTAAAGAGATTATTGGATGTGTCTACTACAGCCTGGCACGAAGCCGGACTGCCGGCGACTAGTGTCTTAGGCTTACTAGGGGTAATATTCCATCCCCTATAAGCATCAGTTCCACAGGATTCTCTAAAGTGTCCGTGAACATAGCTTTTGGCTAGATTCACTTTCAACTGTAAGAGATCCATGGCACGCACTAATCGCTCATACCCGTGTGTAGGGACGATGATATCATCGCCAAACACACGAACCCTGGTACGAAGTTCCCTTATCCGAGCCCACGTAACGCGATCGCGGTCGCCAAGGCTTGCGCCGATGGCTATGCAAAGCATCACGAGACTCATCATAGGGAAAGTCGTTGCAGTACCTTGCGAGGCAAACTTCCGTAGTAACAGGAAGCTCGGAACATCAGAGACTTCGTCAATGATGTACCTCGTACGTGCGGCGTGCAGGGCGGTAAGCAATTGAGGATTACTCCTCGCTATCCGCTCCACGGTCCAACACGATAACCGATCACTGGCGTCCGACAAATCAACGGTCGCCATGGACTGGTTATAGGATGCTTCTAGTACCATATCACCTGATTTACTCTGATCCTTAAAATCAATGAAGTGCTCACCGAAGTGAGTGCGACACTGATCAAAAAGGAAACGGAGCAAAAGCTGTTGACACCATTGGTGCGCAACAGGCTCCGCAGCGATGAGCCTAGGACCTTTTGCGGTCTTAGGAACATCAATCAGGCGAGCCGCCGGCTCGTGGTTACGAGGGCGGTCCATAGGAGAACCAGCGGTTTTGCCGCAGGCCTCAAATGGAAAGGTATTCTGAAGCTTATGCGGCCAGTTTGGGAAGCATGATTTCTCATGCTGCTTAAGCCGTTCCGCAACTGCGCCAGGGCCATGCTTGAAGCCCACGCCTTTCACCCTTTCTTCAATGTCACCTGAGAAGGCGACAACGTCGATGGGGTCAAAGCGTGCGAAGATAAGATCCGCAACTAATTGGATCTTATTGAGGAGGCGAATGTCATCTAACCTTTGCTGCTGGGTACTTTGATCTAGTTCCTCTCGGAACAGGTCTCCATACCTATTAGCATTCGGGTAGAAATGATCGATGGCCTGTACAAGATGTACAGAACGAAGATCATTAGACAGACGCTTATCATCATCCGGTATTGAATGATCTTCAACTAGAGCTGTCCCTTCTTCGGGAACAGGACCAGCAAAAAGATCATTATAATACAGATCGCCGTCGTGATGATTGCGATCTCGGGGATATGATTCTGATCTACTTGAGTCAGAATCTTCTCTCCTACGGTTGATGTGGAATTCGTCTTCATCCCAGGTGAAACTGGGTCGACGAAGTTTCCGTTCGATGTCATGGTATTCCTCCACTTTTGCTTCTTTACGAGCATCAGAGCAGGGTACCTCGATCTTCTTACCCAAAGACAGAATCTGTCTAAGGAAGAGAAGAGCATTGACATCTACCTCATGCCTCAAGCAGGCGTTTTTGTCAAAAATCTTCAACCATAGTCCCGAGAATAATCTCGGCACCTTGGTCCTTGAAGACACGGGCGTGGAATACGCCCCTTCAAGCGTTAGGAAGCCAACCTCGAGACCCTTTAAAAGCAGGGAATCTAGGGCTGGGAGATCAAGCGTGAAAACCGCTAGACCTCTATTTTGACAATAAAGGGTGAGCCTACTCAAATCTTTGAGTAAACATCCCTTTAGCGCCGGGTACGTCCGCCATGTGTCTTCACAGACACCAGCGACGACATGGAGTAGAGCATTAACTTGGCTTTTCATCTAAGCTCCTATTCTGGAGGATTGGATCCAAGCCACAGGTCCGCTCAGAAGTCGTTTCGAGTTCTTATCGTAAGTGGAGAAGGAGCCATCCTCTCGGATGACTCCCCCCTCCCCCGGTTTGTTAGTATCGCTACTAACACCCCGTCTTACGACTCGAAATTCATCAATTTGTCGATGTTCCCTGCCGTGAGGTAGGAGAACAACCCAACCGCGATGTATCGAGGATCGACAAGGGTATCACCCCTTTCGTTCTCAATAATCGTATAAGTCTTCCTTACGGTCGACTTAGTGGCGGGCGACACCGGAAACACCGTATGGATAAGTTCAACGTTGTGACGGTCAATGACCACACTACGTTTCTTATCAGTATACGACGTGTTCCGAATGTTCAGCCGAAACTCTTCCGTAGAAGTCCGGAGAAGGTACTCTGAAGAGTACTTATCCTGATTAATACGAACAAGATTCTTGGCCACCGAATTGATGGTGACAACTGCTGGATCTGCGAACATGTAACTACTCCGTTTTTCTGTCTTGTTAACGTTTCCAAGGGCTACCTAGCCCTCGTTATCGCTAACGAAGACAGGATACCCATTTGCTCTCCCGATAAGAACGGGAAATGGGCCGTAGGAGTAACTCCCCACGGATTCCTATAACCATAATACCGCTCGACTGAAAATCCTGAAACTTCAGGTTCATTCGTGCTCTTATGAGTATAGGTTTGGTGGATCTGCCTCGAGACGCATAGCTTCTCGAGCGATGCTGGAACGATATTCCGGTAGGCTTTTAAGAAATTACCTACCTGTGTTCCATAATCGATTAACCAAGACCACGGCACTGCTTCCCAAAGGGTAGCAAAGTCGACAGTCAGTCCTAAGACTGATTTCTTGGCTAAAGCAGCTAACTCTGGTTGACTGTATTGTGACAAGTCCATAGTCGGTATCCACCGAGCATGGCCTTTAACAATACATTGAGCTCTCTGTTCAACTACTCCTTGGTAGAAGTAGTCTGAGGTCTGATGCATAATAACATTTGATGCATCTTGCCAAGAGAAGTTCGCCAGAGTTATAGTACGACGTAGACCTTTGGCTTTACGAAGCTTTTGAAGTTCCACAACTCGTCTAACGACTTGTTCGTGAAAATTCGTAAGCTTGTACAGATCACCCACAAGCGGGGCTATACCAAATTGATATTTGATATAGTTTCCTGCAAGCTTTTGAATCAGGGTTTCACCTGCATTCTTAAGTAAATGAGTGATATCGCCAAGTTGCAAGAGTTCCGCCGGGACATCCACATAAGGACGACTCGGATTGGTTCTTGCTGCGGTTTCGGTAGCATATGCTCCGTCACCTTTGTCTCCGTCGAAGGACTGATGTAGGGTAAAGGGCCATGTATCGGGATCATTGAAACACTGTAACTTGGCGTTTTCGAGCCAAGCAGGGTTCCACTGACCACGAGTTCCTCGGTTAATTCGTCCGCCGGCTGGATCGCCGGCGTTCCAATGAGACACGAGAAACGCGTTGCAATCACCTGGTGCGACTACTTCGTCACACCAGTTGCCACGCAACAAGTAAACATACCCTTCTTCGACTTGGCCGAACCTGCCTATAGCACCTTTGGTGTCATAGGTGGGATCCCACCTTTGTCGATTACCCATCAGTCTTCTCCTACGATGCGAGGGTTGTCTTTCTCATACCGTATAGTTTACGGACTTTGAGTAGGACTGTGAGGGCCTTAAAC